TTAATCATAGAATTTTCTAAATCACCCATTATTGCTTCAATAGGATTTCTTCTTACATATCTTGCACTTGCTGAACTATTTATATCACTAACAAATGTAAAATCATTCTCATATTGTGTATGTTCTAACAACCAATTACCAAATGCTTGACAACCTAAATTTTGTGGATATGTATCAACTAACATATTTATTAATAAATCATAACTAATATGTAATGCATATACTTCTATTTCATCAAAATCTTTTGTGATTCTAGCAATTCTAAATAATTGATAATTGTCATTACCTACATTACATTTTATTATATTGTTTTCAACTAAATATTCACTTAATTTACCATTTAAAGCATATACTAAACTTAATGTATAATCACCATTTAAAGATTCTTCAACTTTTGCTTCAATGCAATCTGTTAAAAATCCTAAACCATTATTATCAAAAGATGTTTCATTACTTAAATAAATATTCATAAACACCTCCTATAAATATGCTTTTTTATAACTAATATCAAATTGTGTAATAGTACCTGTATATGTAATTGTATTTTCACCTGGTTTTAAATATGGAAAATCATATTTCATTTTATTACTACAATTAACACCACCATTATCTACTATTTCTTTAGCTTCACAATCTAATGTATATGTTTTTGTACTATCTAAATTTAATAAATCAAATCTTTTATTATTAAAGAATATAACAACATTTCCAGAACCTTTAATTGTAAGAACTGGATATGTATTAGCAGTTTGATTAATAGTTAATGTAGTTGGTGTTGCACTAACTGATACATTAGTAGCATTTATATCATGTGCTATTGGATTACATAAAAATTGTAATATAAATTTTCTAAAACCACTTGTAAGGATTTCTTCAAAATCAATATTATTTTTTAATATAGCTTCATATTCTCTAGTTCCATCAATAGATAATTTACCATATCCATCTAAAAAACTTTTTATTTCATCTATACTATTAGTTTCATTAAAGTGGCAAGATAATGATACTACAAATGTATCATAAGTACCTTTATCTACCATTAAAACACCATTTCTACCTTCAACATTATAAGTTTCTATCCTTTTTTTTGCTTTTGTAATAGTAGGTATTTTTTCAACAATTATACCTTTATTTCTTAAATTTGTATTATTCCATAAAACCATATTATTGTCCTCCCTTTGCTAATGCTGAATTTTTCCTATAATATTCTAATTCTTCAGCAAGAGATTGAATATCTTGTTCTCGTTTATTATAGAATTTATCAATAGTTATGTATAAAGGATTACTATTTGCAGTTGGATTAATTACTGGATTTACTGATGCTTGAATACCATTGTTTAAATCAACCATAGCATTATTAACATCTTTTATTACATCTGGAATACCAGTTTCAATACCTTCACCAATACCAGCTGATAAGTTTTTACCAATCTCATCCCTCATTAATCTTGATGGTGAATGAATACCAAATACTTGTTTAAATTTATTAGTAATTTTATCTTTTACTTCATTAACTTTTTTATTTAAGTAATTACCAATATTAGCAACACCATCTAAAATACCTTTAATAATATTACTTCCTAATTCACCCCAATTAGTATTTTTAATTCTATCACTAAATGATGTAACTAAATTACTGATTATTGTTGGAATAACCATTAACAATTTTGGTACTGATTCAATTAGCCCTTTTCCTAAAGTAACAATTAGTTTAAGTGAAACTGATAATATTTTTTCTATCATTTTTGGTTCAGTTAAAGCATTTACTATACCAACAATTATATTTGGTATCATTTCAATTAATTGTGGTAAAGCATCAACTAATCCTTCAGCAAGTGCCAATATTATATCTAATGCTGCACTTATAAACATTGGTAAATTATTTATAATAGAATCTACAATAGATTTTATTAAAGTAATAACTGATTGTATAATAGTTGGAATGTTTTGTACCAAACCTTCACCAATAGCAATTATTAGTTTTAAACCAACATCAATAAATGTTGCAAGATTTTTAGTAATAAATTGAACAATATCATTAATTAATGTTACTACAAAATTTAATAATTCAGTTGGATCACTTGATAACATATCAAACAATGAATCTAAAAAACTTTGCACTGCTTCAAATAATTGTGGAATTAAAGTTGATAATAAAGTGGCAATTTGAGGTATTAATGTTTGAAGTAACTCTGTAATACCAGTTAATAATTGTGGAGCAAGTTCTTGAACTGCTGTAACTATATTACCCATAAAATTAGTAAATGTATCAGCAAGTGCTGATAAATCACCAGAACCATTTAAAAAGTTATCTAATGCTGCTTTCATTTGAGTAAATGAACCTTTAATTGTAGCTCCTAATTGTTTTGCACTTGTACCAGCAATTCCCTGCATTTTAACATAATCAACTAATGCTTTTTGCATATCAGCAACATTACCCATTTGATATTTAGTAGCATTACCATTAGCTTTATTCCATTCATTAACTTTATTGATAACTTCTTCCATTCCTTCTTTAGAACCTTTAATACCTAAACGAAGATTATCAATCATTGTATAGTTGCCCCTCATTACTGCTGCAAAAGCATTTTGTACTGATTCTTGACTAGCACCAGTTGCTGCAACTATATCAGATTGAGCAATTAAAATATCATTAGATAATTTTGCAGCTGCTTCTGAATCACCACCTAAAGCAGTTTTTAAACCAACTGCATAAGTATTTACTTGATCGTAATATTCAGTTGCTGATAATCCTAATGATTGATAAGCATCAGCTGCATTCTTTTTAACAATATCAAAAGATTCACCAAATAATCTTTCTGAACCTTTTTGTGCAATTTCTAAATCAGCATAAGATTTAACACCAGCAGTTATAGCAGCAGTTAATCCAGTTGCAATACCAACACTAACTTTAGCAATAGTTTGAGCTGCTTTAGCAGCAACATCACCAACACCTTTTAAAGCACTTTTTAAACCATCTAAATTAACTTTACTACTTTTGCTTAATTCATTATTCATATCTTTTAATGCTTTTTCACTTTTAGCAATTTCTAAAGATAATGCATTATATGAACTTTTTTGTTCATCAGTAAGTTTTGAATAATCACCCATTTGTTTTTGAGCTTCTTTTAATGTATCAAGTTTAGATTTAGTTTCAGTAATGTTTCTTTTTAATACATCATACTTTTGTGATAATAAATCAGTATTGCCTGGATCAAGTTTTAATGCTTGATTCAAGTTTTTTAAATCACTATTTAAACTATATACTTGTTTATCAACACCTTTTAAAGCATCTTGTAATTTTGTAGTATTACCACCAATTTCAATAGTAATACCTTTAATATTTTTACTTGCCATGTTCTAACCTCCTTTTATGAATACTAAAAAGAGAACTACCACTATGAGTAGTTCCCTTTGTACTACTCATAAGAGTAGCATTAATTATTCTGATACTTCAGGTTCATATACATTACTGAAGAAACCATTATATGCAGTAGCATTAGTATCAGATAATTCAAGCATTGTTCTAACCTTTTTATCTGATAATCTTGGCATAGCACTAATAGTTAATTTATCAGTTTGTGGTGTAATAGAAGTTTCATTAGTAGCACCTTCATTAGCTGGTCTAGTTAATGTGCAGTTATAATACCAGAATCTTCTATTCTTCTTATCACCATCAATTTGGAAACCAAAAGCAAATGGTTTTGGTAATGATGATGCAACTTCAGTATATGCACCATTAGAATCAACTACTTCATTTAAAATAGAAGTTCTAATTTCATCAGGAATCATAGCAATTTCAAGATCACCAGAATATCCTTGATTTGCAGTTGAGCTAAAGTATTTTAAGTTATCAGCAAAAAAATCATTTGTTTCACCTTCTGCTGATAAAGATATATTAACAGCTCCAGGAACTGCTATTGGTGTTCCATAAGTATAAGTAGTTCCATCAATAGTTAATGGAGCAATATATACATTTGATAAACCAAATTTTACTTTGTTTGCACTCATATTTATAACCTCCTATATTGTATATATAATATGATATATTTTTTCATCATTATCCCAGATAGTATCACTCTTATCATAAGCAATATTATTGGAATCAAATAATCCTTCTAATTTTTCTTCTAAATCAACATTTTTCTTTTCAGTAACAAGTTCTACCTCAAATTCATTATCTCTATAAAATGTTTTATTATCTGCTTTAAATGTATCAGATTGAATTTCTCTATATGCCATAAATGGTGGAGCAACATTTTTATCACTTGTAAAATGATCGTATGCAACAGGTATTTCTAATGTTTTCAATATATTAAATATATCTTTATGTTTCATTTTTACCCTCCATTTTTGATAACATTTTCAACTTGAGTTTCATATTGTTTAATACAACTTTCTTCAACTGGTTTAATATGAACTTTTGGTGTAGTTAAACCACCATTTCTTTTTAAATGTGGATGTTCAAGTAAATGTGTTAACTGATAATCAGTAGCATTATGTATAATACTTGATACTTCCCCTTTAGATTTGGTTGTTTTTACCCTCCAACCTTTAGCATATTTACCAGTTTTTTTAGGTGATGATGATTTTAATTTATCAGCACCACTTTTAGCAACTTGTTCAGCTGCTTTAGTAATACTATTTTGTATGTCAACTGAATATTCATTAAGAATATCATTAACATCAAGAATACTATCAGCCATATTAAATCCTATTCACTTTGTTCAGTTTCTTTATTACCAATTTTTTTACTGCATATTAAAACAATATCAAATTTATTTTTTGGATCAGTTGTTCTTATTACTGAATATGTATCACCATTCCAAGTTAATAATTTTTGATTATTGTAATTTAATTTTTTAATCACAAATTCACAAGTTGGTTCTATTCCAACATTTAATGCACTATAAAATTCATTAGTTCTAATACTTTGTTTTTTAGCATAACACTTAATTGGTGTAGAAGAAGATGAAACTGAATTACCAATTTCATCTTCAATAATAGTTTCATCTAATAAATAGATGATTTCACTATATTCCATACCTACACCTCTTTAGTAATGTATTCAGTAGTATGTCTTAACATATCTTTTTGTAAATTGTATGATTTAGCATACATTTCACTATTAGATACATCTAAAAAACTTAATACATAAGTGATTATTGCTGTTTGAAGTAATTGATCTGGATTATTTACTTTAGTATTGACTATGCCAACACTAACTAAATCAAGTTTTGCAGAATCTATCCATGTGTTTATCATGGAATCAAATTCATCATGGTTTATGCCCTGAATTTTTTTGATTTCATCTAGCATAGTCTAACCTTCTTTCTAATTATTCACTTGTTTCAGCAGATAATACTTGGAATGCAGTTCCATCAGCAACTTTACCATCCCAAATAGCAATACCAGCATATTTGTAAGTATTAGTATCAATATCATATACTGATTTAACATTGATTTCTTCAGCTAAATTACCAACAAATTTCTTACCATTACCAAAAATAAGATTAGATGCTTTATCAGAGATTCTAACTGGATAACCTAACATATAGTAAGTATTTCCATCTCTATAAACTAATTCATTTTTAGATAAATCTTGTAATTTTAAAACTTGGTTATAGAAGATAGTTTTGTTGCAATAGAATTTTGCTCCATCTTCATATCCAGCTGGTAAACCAGCAACTAATGCTCTAACATTGTCAGCAGTAACTTCACCTTCAACAGCAGTTCCACCACTTACAATAGCAGCAAAAATTTTGCCTTCAATAGCATTTGCAATAGAATCAGATAACATATCAGTTAACCAATCTTCAAATGAATCAATGCTCATTTCTCTAACTTTATCAGAGATTTGAACTTTCTTAACAATTTCAGTTCCAGCAAGTGAAACTTTAATTAAATTTACTGATGCATCATCATAGCTTTGACCTTCTGTATGATTTACACCATCAGTTCTAGTTCCTTCTACATAAAAATCAATATTACCTTTAACTTTTAGTAAAGTGATTTCATCTAACATAGGAACTTTTTTAACTACCTTTTCAAAAATAGTATTTTGAGTTTCAGTTGGTATAGCAGCATTTGCAGCAACTAAAGCAGCTCTTTCTTCTGCATCTAATTCCATACCTTTAAGATTTTTTAAATAAACTTGTCTGTATTCCATTTTATTTCCTCCTATCTTTCTTTCCTCACTTGATTCAATGGAAACTTCACTAGCATCACTAACTACTTCTTCAACATTTTCATTAGCTTCAGCTTCTTCATGTTGCTCATTAATTTCTTGAACTTCAGCATTTAAAGTATCAACTTCTTCATTTAGTTTATCTATTGTTTCTATATCTTCAGTTGATTCAACTTCAGTTCTAATTTCTAATTTACGAGCTTCAATTTCTTCTAGTCTTGTCATTGCAAGTCCTCCTTTACTTTTTAAGTTTTCATTATTCTTTTAAGACTACCTTAAACTCTAATAAAGTCTATTATTCCTATCCAGGATTTATTAAAACAATTCAAGCACTATTCCAGCACTAAAAAAGATGTGTCTATTCCAGATACATCTTTAAAATTGTATTAACCTAAATTAATATGATAACCACTCATATTGTAATTGCTCCCCTGTGTTTACCATTCTTGATGGATTACAACTCCCAGTTCTCTTTTGCAATCTTCCCAGGCATTATTATCCTAATTTTTCTAATAATGCTTTTTTCTTTTCTTCAAGTAATTTTTTTTGTTCGTGTTCTTTTCTTAATTCATTTCTACGAACCATAAATTCATTATTATCACCACTTCTAGCAACTGATACATCAGTAGCATTATAAAATGGTTGATCTACAACTGATACATCATATACTTTACCAATTTTAGTAATGGTTCTTGTATCAGTATCATAATCATAATTATCTTCATCTACTACAAAAGCAAATGATTGTTTATCAATTAAACCTGATTTAATTGCATTAAATATATCTTTATGTGATTGAATATCATCTTGTAATACTGCATCCATATATAAACCTTTATCATCTACATTTAGTTTTAAAGATTTATTTCTTGTTCTAGCAAGTACCATAAATGTATCTTCATGATTATATCTTAATACTACATCAGATAAATCAGCTTCATCAAAAGCAGTTGGAGCAATTAATTCAGTATATCCATAAGTTTCTGGTGAATTAAATACTGCTGCATAACCTTTGATTTCCATTTTATCATCTTCAGTAGGTTCAGCTCTAAATTGTAAATCTAGTTTTCTAATTTCTTTCATATTTATCATTCCCTTCTATTAATTATTCACTAGGTTCATTATTTACATCATTATTCATTTCATGGTTTTGATCTATTAAGAAAACATCACCATTTTCAACTGGTGATAAATTAAAGATTTCTCTTTGTTCATTAATAGTCATAATATTTCCACAATATCTAACCATATCTATTTTTGTACTATTACTTGCATATTGTAGTTTACTGCTTTCAAATATTATTTCATTACCAAAACCTTTTTCAGTTGGTGTAAATAATTTATTAGTAAATTCTGCACTCATTTGAATTGCAATAGGTTCAATTATTGATTCATAAAAAGCATTCCATTCATTTTCACTATATGAACTTGTAATAATTTTTTCATTAATACCAAAATATTTTAGAACTTTATCATCAATTTGCTTTGTTTGTTCAGCTGATGCAATAGTTGGTTCAATTTTAACTGGATCAAATGTAGTTGTTGCATCTAATCCACCAATACCACTTTTATCACCATTAGATATAAAATCTTCAACAAATTGATCTCTCATCTTTTTAACATCTTCTGGTTTAAGCATAGCTTTAGTTGATTTTAAAACACCTTTAATACTTTGTGTTGTTCTAATAGCATTTACTATACCTTCATCTAAAATATGCTTAATTGATAATGTTTTTACTAATGGATAAACTGAACCACCAAATATACCATCTTTAGAATTACCTTCAGTTAAATGAATACAATTATTGTAATTTACAAATCTTTCTTTACTTCTACCAAACTTAAATTTAATCCATAATCCATCTTTATATTCATAAAATTTACATTCATTAAATCTTATTGGATATAAACCTTTTACTTTTAAATTTTCATCTCTACTAACATAAATAATAGCATTATGATTTAATTTTAGTTCTGATATTATTTGGTAATAAAACTTGTAAGAATTTTGTAATTCATTTGGTTGCTTTGATAATAATTTGTATAAATTATCCTTAACTGCTTTTAATTGTACTTTTCCATCTTTCTTATAGTTTTGTAAATGTTTTGGATTTAATTTTGCTCCATTTCTAGCAATAGCATCTACACAAGTCAACACATCTGGATCATTTCTATAATCACCAGAATATGTTGTAAATACAGCTTTTTCATTGTCTAATAGTCTAAATTCAGTTGCTGTTTGTGGTGTTGGTGAACTTTCATCACTTCCAAATATTCTACTGAATAAACTTCTCTTTGCCATATCTAAACCTCCTCATTAATGTAATTCAAATATTCTTGTTGTTTATTTACATATATTACATAAGCATCCATTAAACTAGCAGCACCATCTATCCTTTGTCTTGCTTTTTCTTTTGATAACATTATGTTTTCATTATCATCAGTTTTAACAACAACATTTGATAAATTCCACTTTAGTATTGGATTATTATTGTAATTAATTTTTTTATCCATTAAATCAGCTTTCATTTGCTTTAATGGAGCAGATTCTGTTTTATATCCCTGTCTAACTTCTACCATATCAAATCCATTTGATTTCATTTCATCACACCAGAAGTTTGCATTCCAACTATCATATCCTACCCATAATGGTCTTAAATCAAATTGTTCAACTTGCTCTAAAAACCATAATGTAACATCATGATAATCAATTTTAGAATCCCCTGATAATCTTAACCATCCATTCTTTAACCATTTATCGTATGGTATCTTATCATCTACTATTTTCTTTTCTAATGAATTAGTTGGAATCCAATACATTTGCTTAACTCTTAATTTACCTTTAACTACACCTAATATACTTGCACAAGTCAAGTCAGTAGTTGATGATAAATCTGCACCACCTATTACATAGGAATCCTTCCATTCATTATATATTTCTTCATTGTTCAAATCTTCAAATGTTAACCAAGTATTAATTGAATTTTGTCTAACATTAAAATCTTTACACAAAAGATTAACCAATTCTATTGGATTATCTTTTGCTCTTTGAACTTTATCTCTTAAATCTTTTAATGATTTGATTACATTTAATGCTGGATTTGCTTTGTACCAACTCATTTCATCTAACCATTCAGATTCCTTATCTAATTCATAAATAATTGGTAATATTGTTTCATCTTCTGCTGTTCCATCAATTACTTGAGTAATATAATCATACTCAATATCAAAAACATTTTGTCTAATTGTTCCCATTGTTGATGTTTCTAACATTAATGGTTGTTCTCTAGCACTCATTGAATCATACATAACATCCAATAAGTTTTTATCCCTCCAAGCATGAATTTCATCACCAACAACTAAATGAGCATTTAAACCATCTAATGAATTACTATCAGATGCTAATGCTCTGAATGATGATTCAGTTGAATCATAATAAATACCACCAATTAAGCACCTACATCTTTTATTTAATGCAGGTGATTTTTTTATCATCTTTTTAGCTTCTTCCCATACTATTTTTGCTTGATCTCTTTTAGTAGCAACTGAATAAATTTCAGCACCACCTTCATTGTCTTTAGTAAGCATATAAGTAGCAATAGCAGCAGCTAAAACTGATTTACCATTTTTTCTAGCAACAAATAATACTGCTTTTTTATACTTTCGTAATCCCGTTTCCTTATCAACAAATCCAAATAAAGCTTGAATAAATGCCTTTTGCCATAATTGTAATTTCAATGGTTTACCATTCCATTTACCTTTGGATTGTTTTAAATACTTTTCTATAAAATGTATTGGTCTTGTTCCTTTGTTTATATCAAATATGTATGTGTGCTTTTCAGTTTCACCTGATGATTTATTAAAAAAAGACACTTCTTTAGGTGTCTTTATGTTTTTAACAAGTTTTTCATACACTTTTTTTACTTTAGTATTAACTTTATCTGGATTTTTTAAAATATAATCATAATATTCTTCTATATAATTCATAATAAATCATCATCATCAAAATCATCTATTGAGTTATCATTCTTTGGTAACATATCAAATAATTGTTTTGATGTTGAGTTATAATTTTTAATTAATGCATTATAAGATTGTAAGGATGGATTACATCTTTCTATATCATACTTGCCCTGACACATTAAAGTTGTAGTTCCCTTTGTTTCCACATCTTCTTTCAATTTTTCTAATGTATCTTTCATAAAAGTTAACTCATTAAATAACCCTTCAGCAAGTGCTTTTTTATCACCATCCAATTTCTTAATGGTATCTTTTAATAACTTATAATTAATCCTCTTAACTTTTGCCATTTTTCTTATCCTCTTTTCAAAATAGGGGGGATATGCTCAAGTCTGCACATTTTTTGAATG